CCGCGTCACCAACGCCTTTGAAAATGGCGAGGTTCGTCAGCAGCACGACAAGGAAACCTACTACCAGCTTTTGATGCGATACAACCGAACACTGAAGCCGGAGCACATCATTGTGGTCGAACACAGGGACGGTCGGTACGTGTTCGCCATTGAAGGTGATCTCAATCAATCTCTCGACAACCGGGTAGTTGTGGTCAACGCCCGACAGAAGCTCAATCTCGACGATCACGGGTTCTAGACGTGGAACTGAAGTTGTCCCTGACCGTAGACTCTGTAGACCGTTTCAAACGCCGGATGACTGAACTTGACGGCATTCACAAGAAGCTTGTCGTCAAGATCGTTCAGTATCATGGCATGAAACTATTCGCCTACGCGAAGACCATGATCTACTCAGGCGTTCCAGGTCAGACGGAAGGCCCTCCCGTAGATCGCGGAATGCTCGGATCTACCATGTTCATGGACTTCGACAACAGCGGGAGAATCGTACGCATCGCCTCCCCTATGAAGTACGCTCCATTCATACACTTCGGAACAGGTCCGAAGGGTTTCCGTACCTGCGACAAGGAATACAAGCCGGACACCTACACCCATCGGATGAGTCCTGGGAAAGGTCCTCCCGTCGAAGTTATTGCCGCGTGGGTTCGCCGGAAAGGTATTGCTCACGGGGACGATGCCGACCGGGTAGCATTCTACATTGCCCGGTCTATTGCCATTCACGGAATCAACGCGAGACCTTTCCTATCGTTCGCAGTCCGCAAAGTCAAACCGGAGTTCGAAACAGCTTGCAAGAATTTCTTCGAAGCCGTGGAATTCCGAAACCGTCAACTGTAGAAAGACACTATGCCCATCCCTCAGCAAGTAATTCTAGGCGGCTTGTTCGAAGCTTACATAATTCCCGCCCTCTGGAAGATCTTCAAGAACGACGACATCCTCAAGGAACTTGTAACTGGAGGATTTCACGATCTGCTAGCCGGTACACATACTGGTGCAGCGGTTAAGATGCCGTACGTAGTCGTGGGTGAAACCACGGAAATTCCAGTAGACCGGCTTACCTCCGTCGCCTCCGTGGTCTTCATCACCCTGGAGATTCATTCCAGCTATCAGGGACGCTTGGAGATCGTTCGAATCGCCGACCGTCTGAAGCTCCGGTTACACCGACAGGAACGTGCCTTGGATGCCGCGCCTTGGCACGTGTGCATGTCGGTTGTCGATTCCTTCGAAGTGATCGGGGATCAAGACAACCGAATGATCGGGTACATGCGTTTGAAGATTGAAGGACAGCCTCTCCGGTAGAATCAAACCATGTCATCTCAGGCACTCATCGACAAGCTCAGGAAGAGTGGCATCGACTTCACCCAGATCGACCCTCCGAAGAATTCCATCCTCCTCTACGGGAAGGAGTACAAGGAACTCTCGGAGGTGGAACGTATCCAGGGACACCACCCTATCAAATACGCGGGAACCTTAGACCTTCATCACTGCAACCATTGCGGATACACTTCCGCCTATCTTCACGAGGTTATGACCCATCTCCTTCAGCGGCATTGGTTGCCTGAAGTCGGCAAGGTGAAGGCGAAGCAAGCCGCAGAAAATCCCATTGTGATCCCAGATCTGGACAAGCAGGTCGCGGAACTCGACTTCGACGAACTCCTCCGATCTTCGGTAGACGATCTCCGTAAGCAGGGAATCGCCATCGACGAATCAAAACTGAAAGGAATCTAATGATCTACGTTCAAAGAATACTCGGACCCGCTGTGTCTCCAGGTTCCGCGAAGGTGAACTTCGTGACACCGTTGGCATCGGATAAGCTTCGCGCCACAGGTAATGAAATCCTTCTGGTGCGAGGGGCGGGAACCGTTACCGTCAAGACCACCCCAGACAGCCTAGGCCGTGTTGGAGACATCGTAATCACCGTGGCCGCTGGTGAGGTGTTCACTTTCGGCCCGGTACTCCTTTCCGGGTTCCAGACGCCGGACGGGAACATCGACATTGTGACTACCGGAACGGTGGAAGTCGCGCTTGTGGGGTATGCTCGATGAAGAATTTCTTGGCGTTCCTTGGCGGCAAGGTGGATGTCTACGAATTCACTCCTCCCGAATGGTTGGCTCGAATCCTTCTGGCGTATCTTACGTTGTTCGCTCTGATCGAATGGGACGACCAAGAGGAAGGTTGGTACATACCGAATACGGCTCTCAACAAAGCGAAGCTTATGCTTGCCGGTCTTATGCCTTTAGGACTCGTATTCTCCGTGTTGCAATCAATGTACTGATACTGAACGTGAAAGGAACACACAACCCCTAATGGCAGCTATCGCCGCTATCGTTCTCGACACCCTCAAGAAGATCACGCTTTCCGTGCCTTCAGCTACGGGTGATTCAGTTCCGTGTGACGGGCAGACGGGTATCCTCATCGTGGCGACAGGTGCCACGACGGTTACTCTCACCAGTCAGGCGGATTCCCAGGGCCGTACCGAAGATCTTACTCAAGCCCTTGTGGCGGGTACGTACATCATCGGCCCGTTGTACAAGTCCGCAGGATGGGCAACCCCCTCCGGTAAGGTTCTTATCAGTTTTGGAACTCCGGCGAACGCCACGTTCGCGGCGTTCAAGCGGAAGGAGTTTTAATCGATGCCAGCCACTCGAATCATTCCTCAACCGTGGGGAGGAAACTACCCCTCTTCGGCGCTCACTTTGTCTTTCGCCGCTGGAGATACGACCAATAACAACGCCTTCTACATGTCGGGCGACGACTACGTGATTCTCACAGGAGTCGGAACGGCGACTTTGCAGACGGTGGACAACGCGCAAGGACGATCCTCCAATCTCAGTGTCACCCTGGCAACTGGAGACATCGCAATGTATCACGCGAACCAATTGATCGGTTTCCAAGGTGCGGAAGGTTTGGTCATCATCTCATCCGCCGCCACCGTTCAAATCGCGGTTATGCGTGGCCGATAACCAAGGACTCAAGAAAGGAAACCAAACACTAAGTCATGTCCACTTCCCTGGCAATCTCGGCGTTCGGAACCTTGTGGCGCATCGGTGACGGTCTCTCTCCCGAAACCTTTGCGACCCTTGGCGAACTGAAGACCCTCTCAGGTCCGAAGATCTCCGTTGACGCTCTCGAAACTACGACTCACAATTCGCCCTCGCGAGTCCGGCGATACGTCCCCGGACTCGCGCAGATCGGCGACATCTCGGGCACGATCAACTTCAGCGCACAGGACCCGACCCACGGAATCAACGGCGGTATTCTGTATCTGATTCTGACTGGTGCCTGCCGCAACCATCAGATGGTACTGCCGGATTCGGCAAACACCATCTTCGGTGTGGCCGGGTTCTACACGTCGTTCGACATCCAAGCTGATCCGGCTGGCCTGCTTACCGCTTCGTGGACTTTCCGCGTTGCCGGTGGCTTGGTCGTCAGCTAGTAGATCTTTCAACCAACACGCAAGAAGGCCAGGAGGCAAACCTCCTGGCCTTCTTGTTTTTTCGCATTACAGCCCCTTGGTGCAATCGAAAGGCCCTGGAAGGTACTTAGAATACCCCAGGGCCTTTCGATTCGTTGTAGAGCGTCTATTGTTTGTTTCTGAAGTATTCCTTGGATGCCTCAATGTCTTGTTCCCCGAACCTGGGGTCAACGTAACCGCCCATGAGGTTGGTGAGGTGAATCGCGTGTGCAAGAAATTCTTGCGCCTGCATTACCGGTTTACCGTCTGGTAGGATTTCCACCGGGTTACCTTCGCTGTCCTTGGGTAGATTCTCTTCCAAGGGGAGGAAGTTGTAGAGGGGGATCGGATCGGTTCCTTCCTTCCTGTGGCCGTTGGTGTATGAGTAGCGGAAAAGGGCAACCTGTTGCTGAGACCGAATCAGTTTGTCGTAAGCCATCTTGATCAGAAGGTTTACTTCATAAGGAGTTCTCCTCAGGAACTCCGCATCTGACAGCCCGGCGTAAATCCTCGCCTTCGCCCAAAACTCCTCCATTGCCTGTGAAGGGCTTTTGGGTTTTACAGGGTGCTTCTCATCTCCCCCTTTAGGCGAAAAGGGCGGACGGGCTTCTCGTCGCCTCCCACATTCGCGGACAACCATGCGGAAACGAACGCCTCACCGACCGCCGTCATGGCGGAGGATTTGAGTGAGAGCGTCAGCCATTCCCTGGTGATCTCTTTGGCATCGGCCATGTGCCGGGTGGATTGGAACAGGAGTTCGACGATATCGTCGGTCTCCATCGCGTCCCAGTTCTCCGCTGAGAACACGGAGCGTCCGTTCCGCTCGACTACGTTGATCAGGAGAAGGCATGTCAGCCTGAGGTAGAGTGTGCGCCCGCCGATCTTCAGTTCGGTTAGCGGGGAGATGATTGCCGTATCCGGCACGGAGGGAAGGGTGATTACGTTGGAATCCATGCCCTTCAGTTTACTTCAATAGTCTTGTGTTTAGCTTTTCGGTGAATAGCTTAATAAGATTTTCGTTACGTTGTATGCGAACCATCAACGCCCCTTTGTCTTCTTGGTGAACAAGGGTCTTCCATTTTTCGCTACGCAAGTAGTTTGAGTATTCTTTGGATCTAGACAACGGTAGTACCCCTATTCAAGACATGGCGCGGCTTCCCCTCTGGTTCTTGTGCTTTGCGGCATAAGAAGCCTGAAGGGAAGCCTTATTCGACTCTCTTGATTACTGGGTATATCCTTCTAGGAATAGGAGGGTGTATGCCCTTTAAGCTCGTTGGTCTCGCTACCTCACCTTAATACCCTTACTCCGTATTCCACGGAGAACCAGTTTGGGACCGGGACGTAGCCGCGTATGCAGGATCAACTACCTGCCCGTTGCCCGGACGTTTGGGGATTGGTAGCGAGACAAACCCTGCCGAGTTGCTTGCAGGTAGCAGGCCGGTGGCCTTCGAAGCTCAAAGTCTTCACGGTGTTGTTTTGGGTCAGGAAAAGGATTACCGTAGATCCAACCTGTTCGCATCTTTCGATGCGAAGCACTAAGAGTTTATCTCGCCGTAGACAGGTTATCAGTATTCTACAATCTTGTCTACTCTCTTCTAAGAAATTCTTCGAAGACCTGAGACTATAGGTAGATCCTATGGCTACCCAGGTCGCTTCGCTCTTCGCCACCCTCGGACTCGATTCCAAAGACTTCACCGCAGGTCTTAAAGAAGCTGTATCAGCCGTCGATACGATGTCCGGCAACTTCGGTAGAGCCGGTGCAGCGTTGACCGCTGCTTTCACCCTCCCCCTTGTGGGAGGGCTTGCCGCTTCTTTGGACGAGTTCCGTAAGTGGGAGTACAACATGCAAAAGGTGTTGGCTCTCGGTGGTGATGAAATCTCCGGTTCAATGAACCGGCTGAAACAGGCTTCCTTGGATATGGCCGGTTCCTTCTCAGCTACGGAGATCGCGGCGGGTATGGCGGAAATCACCGCCGCTGGGTATTCGGCGGAAGGTGGATTGAAGGTCCTGACATCAGCCATGAACTTGGCGAAGATTGAGGGCATAAACATGAAAGATGCCTCTTTGAATCTTTCAAACGTTCTGAAGATTTATGGAGCGAGTGCTGAGGCGGCTGGACCGATGACCGACATGTTGGCTAAGGCTTCGGCAATGTCCGCGATCTCAGTTACCGATTTGACCGTTGCCATGAAGTACGCCGGTCCTGCCATGGCTCTGGCCGGTATCGGTGCTCGTGAGACGGCGGCGGCGATCACCTTTCTTGGAGATGCCGGTATACGTGGATCTTCCGCAGGTACGTCCCTTCGCGCGATGTTGAGCTTCCTGGAGAAGCCTTCGAACCAAGCGGCGGCGGCTTTGAAAAGCCTGGGTATTCAGACCAAAGATGCCACCGGAAATCTACTGCCTTTTATCAAAGTAATCGACAACCTCCAGCCACTTCTTCAAAACGTGGACGCAGGTTTCCGTGTATTCGGAAAGCAGTTTAGTGCGGCGGCGGTCGTCATCGCTCAGGGCGGCGATTCCTTGAAGCGTGCAACCAAGGAACTCTCCGATGCCGCTGGTGAATCGGAAAAGATGGCGAAGATCATGGAGAATTCCTGGCAGGGTTCCCTGAACAAGATGAACGCGGAGTTCAAGAACCTTGGCATCATCATCGGCAAAGAGCTTGCTCCCTTGGCTCGGGTGCTCGGTGACTTCGCCCTCGAAGCCATCAAGTTCGCTCAGCGTATTGTCACTGCCTTCTCAGAACTCCCTGTTTCTGCGCAGATCGCGTTCGGCGGCTTGGCGGCGGCGGTAGCCCTGGCCGGACCCTCCCTCTTGGGACTCGCCGCGATCCTCAAGACCGGCATGTTTGTCACCGAGACGATCAACAGCTTCGTGATGCTCGGCAAGGGTGCCACCAAAATGAGTTTAGAGCTTGCCGGTAGTGAAGCGGTGGCCGCTCGGGTGGGGCAAGCCCTCTCCGGCCTCTCCAACGTCGCTAGCAGCCTCCTATCACCATTGCAGGGCATTGCAAAGAGCGCCATCGGTCTCATCGAATCCGCTGTCCAGGGCTTGGGAAAGATCCTTCTGTCCTCCGGCGAAACCATCAAGCGTTTGCCGGACATGGTGACCGGTGCGGTTCTGAATGCCGGTCAGGGGATGGCGACCGCTCTCTCTTCCGCTAAGAATTTCTTGGTGAGCAAGGCAGGAGAGATCGCAACCGCCGTATCGTCGGCGATGTCGAAGATCAGCTTGTCTGGCATCACCCAGTCATTCTCGAAGCTCGACACGGGAACAATCACCCGGTCGTTTGCTGATCTCGCATCGAACGCAGCCGCCGCCTTCTCTTCGAAGTTCGGCTCAGCGGTGGAAATGGTGAAGTCGAAGATCAACGACATTTCCTCAGCCATGAGCAAGGTAAACATCTCGACCATCTGGGCGAACCTCACCTCCATCGTGGCGACTTCGGCAAACTCCATGCGCCTGTTCGCCCTAGAAACCTGGAACGCGGTTCGTGCGAACTTGGCGCTTGCCGGATCGAACATTCTAAAATTCTTCACCGATCTGGGAACAACAACGCGCGGACTGACCTTCAGCACCGCTCTGTCTTCCCTGGCTAAGGGATTGGGTTCGCTGACCGGGCTTGTCACCGGAGGGCTAGGTACAGCCCTCAGTGCAATCGGCGGTGCGTTGGCTACGATCACAGCCCCGGCATGGGTAGCTACGGCGGCGGTTACCGCGCTTGTGGCCGCTATCGGGTACTTCGTAGCTACCCGTTGGGATCAGATCGTATCCGTTGTGAAAGGCGTTTGGCTCGACATCTCGAACGCAATCACCTGGGTAGGGAACAAGATTGCCTCATTCATCAACTGGATCTTCGGCCCCGGAACGATTGAACCAACCAATAACTGGCTCGGGAAGATCGGCGGTATGGTCATGAGCGCCTTTAAGACCATCAAAGGGTTTATCGATGTAATCGGAACTGCGATCATATCCTCGATTGCCTTTGTCGCCGAACAGCTAGGTATGGCGAATACGGCAAAGGCTCTGAGAGATTGGGCTTCCGGTACCAAAGAGATTGACGCAGCTATGCAAAAGCTGAAGAACTCTACCCAGGAAACCGCCAAAGCAATCCCTCTGACCGCGTTCGACAAGCTCAGTGCGTCGGCCAAGGACGCGAGCTTATCGGTCGCTAAGCTATCTGATGAGGTTGCTCTGAACGGAGCTACGCTCGACAATTCCAGGAGCAAGGTTGCTCAAGCGGAGATGCAGCTTTCACGTTTGCGGGAAGCTCAAGAGAGCCTCAACAAGCAGTACGCAAGCGGATTGATCAAGACCGATGTGTACAAAGAGCTTTCCCAGGGAATCTCTCAGGGAATTACATCTGCTGTTACGTTCATCGCGAAGTTCAAAGAAATCAAGGAAACCGGAGAGGGTTCGTTTGAGTCTGTTTCGAAGGCTTCCAAGAAGCTGGCTAAAGAAATGGAGACCAACTTCGCGGCTGGCCTTCTGAAGATTCGCGATCTCGCTGATTCGATCCCGGCTTCCGTTGAGGACATGAACCGGAAGTTCAAGAATCCGACCGAGGTTCTGACCTACTTCGACAAGATCGAAGAGGGAATGCGCGACTCCATCGACAAGAACAAGAATATGACGGACAGCCACCGTCAGGAAATTATCCGGCAGACGCGCGAGACCCAGGATCATCTTGTGGACATGGCGCGGAAAGCCGGTACCGCTACCGCCGACGTTTCTATCAAAGGACGCGATGCGATCACGGCCCTTACCGACGCCATGGAAACCGCCAAGCGCGTCGGAATCAATTGGGTGGAGGACACCTTCAAGAAGGGTGAAAAGGGTCTGGATGTATTCACTGCGAAGCTGCGGCAATTTCAAAAAGACTGGGAGGAGACCAAGAAGAACGCGGATAAGGAAGGTCGGGAAATAGACCCGAAGAAATCCGAAGACGCGCGAATCGAGGAGACCTATCTCAAGCTCGAAGCCAAGCTCAAGATGACCCGACAGGCCATCCGTCAGACTTTCTCGGAGTCCGGCAACGTCAAGGAACTGGATGCCGCGATCAAAGGTCTTGGAGCTTCGCTCGACATCACTGATGAGGTGGAGGCCGCAAACAAGAGCCTGGACGTGTTCGGAGCCGTCGCCGAAATTACCGGACAACGGCTGGACAAGAGTTTCAGCAAGGGCAAGGATAAGCTTGGAGCGGCGTCCGCGATCAAGGAACTTGGCGTGGACATTGAAGCCCTGCAAACCTATGCGAAGAACGCGGGTATTCAGATCGGAGAGATCTTCACTGGAAAAGTTGCCGAAGGTGCGGACAGCTTCTCGGTTGCCCTTGACCAATCGAACAAACAGCTATCCGCAATGGAGAAGCTATTCGCAGCCGGACGTGTTTCCGCTGAAGGTTTATTTGCCATGCGCGTGGAAAACAACATCGCCAAGTGGCAAGCGGAATCCGGCGTAAGCCTGAAGCAATTTGAACTCGATCTGAAGAACGCCGGAATGAACTTCGCCGACTTCAAGCGTCAGCTTATCGAAGGGATGCCGCGCGACTTCCTAGCGGAACTCCGCGTCAGCGAAAAGCTTCTCGGGGATCTGTTGAAGCTCAGCGGAGGTGTGGAGACCGTAGGTACAGCCGCCGCGCGTACCAAAGTTTTGATGAGTCAGTGGCAGGTTCAGACCGGCATCGACTTCAACATCATGGCCGCATCCGCTCAGCGTTTTGGTATCGACGTTAAGGATGCTCTGGACGTTGCACAGGAGAGCCAGAAGTTCCAGCAGGATACAGCCAACACGGTTACCTTCCTTCAGGTTCTTGCCGACAAAGGTATGCTGACCTTTACCGGTTTCGTAAACGCAACCTCGAAGCTATGGGAAGGCTTCCGTGTTCAGGCCGAAAAAGAATTCGGTCGCGTGACTCTCGCGTCGGACGGAGCCGCCAAGGTGTTCTCAGCGACATGGGATCTTGCCGTTACGACTTTCGGTGCGTCCTTCACCAAAGCCGCTACGGAGTTCAATTCGAAAATGCTCACAGCCGGACGGGAGTTCGGCGCAAGCCTGTTGACTTTTGACAGCGGTCGCATCCTGGACGCCGCCAAGAATCTCGGAAAGACGTTCGTCAACGGAATGAAAGAGATGGTCGTGAAGCCGTTCAAGGATATGTTCACCACCTTGATGGACGGCTTGTCCGAGAAGGTATCGGAGTTCGTAACTCAAAAAGTGCTCGGGCTTATGTTCAAGGGATTTGATTCCGTGATCGGACAGATGCCGGTTCTCGGAAACTCCCTGGGGTCGGCGATGAATCAAGCAAGCCAGCAACTCAAAAACGTTCAAGGAATGGCTACTACCGCCACATCAGCGGTAAACAACACTACGTCGGCGGTAAACAAGACTACTGCCGCGTTGAATCAGACCGCAAATGCGTCGAAGACGGCGGCGGACGGGTTCACCAACACGGCGAACGCGGCAAACTCCGCATCCAAGTCTGTTATGTCCTCGCTTCAGTCGTTCGTCAGCTTCGCCGGTTCCATCGGTTCCATCGTGTCCGGCATCATGAGCGTCATCTCCTACTTTCAGGGCAAGCGTATGGAGAAGGACATCGCGCGTATCGAAGAGTCCACCCGCTGGTCCAAGGGTCTCCTGATCGAGATCAAAGACATTCTCAAGGGACAAGGGATGCAAGATCGCATCTTTGATTACCTGAACCAGCTAAACGATACGGTAAACGGTCGAATCTTTGAATTACAAGAAATTCTTCGAGAGCGCCTGACCATAATCCACGGTCAGTTGAGGCTGATGACCACAGCTATTCTGAATGGCCGCGTTGTGGAGATGGAAGAGACGGACCCGGAAGGCACTCCGAACACTCCTCTAACCCCGGAACGGCCTTCGGGTAACCTCGTGTCTCTCGACTCTCAGTTCAATGACGCCATCATCGGAACGGAGGAAGAGCTTAGGAACCTGACAGGAACCGCGACAACCACCGGAACAGCCTTGAGTGAGGCGGCTTCCCGTACGACCGATTGGACAAACGCCTTCACCGATACGGCGGTCGCGGCGACCGGAACTACGGAAGCCTTCGACAAGCTGAAGGCCACGCTTCCTCAATGGGCGCAAAGCTTCGACAGTTTCACCGGTAAGACCACGAAGGAACTCTACGCCCACGTAAGCCAGTTCGGTTCTTCGCTGAAGTTCTCGTCCACTCTCGTGGAGAACGGAACCAAACGGATCGTAACCGACCTCAGCACGGGAGTCCGGTTCCTGGTGAACGTGTCGAACGACATGATCGAACAGGTCGGATACATGGGAGCCGAAGCCAAGGACGCGGCGGGAACCCTGACCGATCTCACCAACGCGACGAACGGTTCCGGTTCGGCAATGTCCGGCCTGACCAGCAATACCAACTCGCTAGCCAACGCAGCGAACACGACAAGCAACGCCTTCAGCGATGTAACAACGTCGGCGAACGCAACGTCGGCGGCTATCCAGCAAGTCGGCAACCAGCTTGCTATCGTCGCTCCGAAGTTCACAGCGACGACGCAACCGGAGAGGGAAGAACCCCGGACGCCGAACCGAATCGCTATCGACACGAACCTCCCCGGAGGTGTGAACGGGATCATCACAACCTTCCTCAGCGATACCGTATCGACCGCCCTTAGCCAGATCGAGCAACGCGAAGAGAACATGCGCAACGAGACGCAAGCCTATGCGGGCAGAATTTCTTCGTCTCTCAATCAGGTGAACACGGCAACCGAACAGGCACAGGAATCCTACCGTCAAGCCGCACAGCAACTTGCGTTGACGGCTCAGGCGCAATGGAACAAGATGAGAGAGGCGGGAGAGATTCGAAACACACCCCCAGTTGAACGCGCGTCGAATCAAACCGACGCTTACCTGAAGACGCTGGTACCGGACTTCCGCCCCTCTCAATTCCTCACGAATCCGGCGTCCCTATTCGGGAACGTCGTAAATGAGGCAACGCAGGCCGGAGAAGCTCCGATCCCGGAGATGATATATCCGGTACTCCCGGACCTTCCGGCCTTTCCTACGGCCCCGGAAGCCCCATTACTACCGCCTATGGAGAACGTCGCTCTGAAGGCGGCTCCGAACCTGAACGGATTGACGATCAACATCAACGGAGTGACCGATCCTCGAACGGCGGGAGACGCTACGATTAACGCGCTACGTCAACATGGTGTTGACGTATAGCATGATACTATTCATGAAATGGCCGACTTCATCTACTTCAAGTTCAACGAAGCTCTAAACTCGGGGTTTGCTTTTGATCCTCTTACCGCCACAATCAAGATGGTCGGAGTGAACGAAACAGGAGGCGGCACCATGTATGTTCCCGACCAGGACACCCACGCTTTCCTTTCCGACGTACCTCTAGCTTCAAGAATGGGAACAGTGACAGTAACAGGAATAACGAGAACAGCGAACCTGACCACAAAGCGTTCGGTTCTGGATGTTCCAGCGGGAATTTCTGTTCCAACCTTCACAGCGCCGAAAGTAGACTCTTTGGTGTTTTACGTCGATACAGGCGTTGAAGCCACCTCGCGCCTGATCTGCCGGTACGATTCGTGGACAGGACTTCCCATAGCTTCCGGTTTACCTGGAGGTCCGTTTTTCTTTACGGTTCCGGTGGACGCTAACAAGCTATTGGCAATCGGAAAAGGAGCTTAAGCAATGGCGTGGAATCCGAACGATAAAGCCGAAGCAACCCTAGCTTCGGGTATAACGAACGCATCCACGGTGTTATCGTTGACAGGGCCTCATGTCGGAAGGTTCAGTTCCTCGGGAGACTACACCGTAGAAGTAGTTCACCCTTCTAATGGAACCAATGAGCTTATAAAGATTGCTTCCAAATCTGGTAGCAATCTAAACGTCGCTCCCGGTGGTCGCGGTTTCGGAGTTCCTTCGACTACAGCGCTTGCATTTCCCTCCGGTTCCGTTGTTCGAGTTGTTGTAGACAGGGCGACTCTAGACGGAATCGGAGGAGGTCGTCCAGGAGTTGTTCACAACGGTACAACCGACCCGAACGGAGTTGCGCCGAACGTTGCTCCTGCGAACATGACATCCAACACATCCCCGGCCCCGTTTGTCGCCTCTTCCAGCGGGAATTTTCCAGGGTATGATCCTTTTTACGCGTTCAATGCTGTTCTGGCAAACCAGTATTGGATTGGAAACGGAGTAACAGGTTTTCTTCGCATTGATCTAGGTTCAAACTCTACTATTGTTCAGACTTACAGAGTTCAAGTGAACGACATTCCTGAACCAACTCGCGCCCCCAAGGACTGGACACTCGAAGGCTCGAATGACGGAACTACCTGGACGGTTATCGACACCGTAATAAACGAAACCGGGTGGACTACAGGTCAAGAGAGATCTTTCGTTTGCGACGTAACTACGACCGCCTATCGTTATTACCAGATAAACATATCCGCGAACAACGGTGACGGCTCGTTCATACAAGTTGCCAATTTGAAGTTGCTGGGAACGGCCACTCCCTTTACTTCCGCCATAAACGGAGATTGGTATATGGACACCGTAACTCGTAAACTATACGGCCCGTACACAGGCGGTGGCGTGTGGAATGTCTTCTCGACTCTTCCTCTTCCTTAGTGCCAAGAAATTCTTTGTAGACCAATGACGCCCGACTTCACTCTAGGCTCATATCCTCTCGGATCTGTTCCTGTAGGAGGACTTCCCTCCTACACAACTACCACGCCTAGCCTACTGATAGGGGTTTTTCAAGGATCATCAGGAGGAAGTGTAACTCGTCCAGGTTTGGGCGTGAACCTGTTTCTGGGAGTCGGAGGAGAGGTAAAAGATCAACGCGGACTAGTCCTAGGTTTGTATCTAGGCTCGTCTGGCGGAAACGCCTACCGTTTGATCGATGGAAGTGGTAAACCGGGATTATACGTAGCTCTATATCAAGGACTCGGAGGCGCTTCCGTTGTTCGAAGTGTTTACGGTGTAGCCAGCGGACTAGGTGTATCCCTTTACCTGGGAAGCGTAGGCGGAAACGTATTCAACCAAAGCTCTCAGCTTGGTTTTAGAGTCTTCATAAACAAAAAAGATTTCACAAGTTCTGTATACCAGTCCAGCGTTTCAGGAGACCTCGAAGTGAATTTCACTACGAGATCGAGCTTTGAGCTTCGCGAGAACATAAACCCGCCGAACGCCCTACTTTCCTTGGCGAACAAGTATGCTCAGGTGGCTACACTGGTAAACCCAACTCAGACAACAATACAAACAGTTCCCGGAAACACTTTCGACACCCAGGCAAACTTTATTGCAAAGCTAGGTCAAGAATATTTGTGGGTCAGCTATATCGACCCCTCCGGCTTGGCTACTGTTACTCGTGGATTGTATTTGTCGGTTGCAGGCAGCGCAATACCTGGAGACAAGCTTGTTCAAGTGTTCAAAACTTCCAGTTTTGTGGAACCTCTTCCTTCAATTCCTGTTCCTGGGGAGGAAGTCGAAATATGGGTGTTGAACAACGAGTACTGCAACATTCCCCACAGGGACGGTCAGTGGTACAAGATGTTCGGAGGAACAGTAATCGAGACCGAGACCCGATATCTTTCGGATCTGAACACACCTACAAGAGGGATTGTTGTATCTTGTGTCGGGTACGGCGAAAAGCTAACCCACAGATATGTCAAAGCCGTTCTAAAAAACTCTGAGTATCCGAATATCTCCGACGTTCTTAGCTATCTTGAAACAAACTTCTTGCAGCCCGAAGGTATTCTTCTTGTATATCCTCTTGTCGATATTCCTCTTCAAGGCGATACAGAGTTCGACTCCAACTTGATGGATGCTGTTGTTAAGCTATGCGAGACGGTCGGCTACGACTACAAGGTTGATTTTTTCCGGCGTCTTTACATTTACGACCGCCCTGCCCAACAGCTTATAGCTCCTTACAACGTCACCGACTCCACTACAGGTAACGACGGAGAAGTGTGGGCCGACCTTCGTATAAAAAACACTTTGGCTCTCTACGCGAACAGGATATTGGTAAAAGGAAACTACGTAATGAATACACGTCAAGTTACCCTTACCTACACCGCAGGTGTAAGCCCAGAATGGCCCCTGGATTCGTTTACAGACGCCAGCGGGACTCATGTTCGTGCTCCTTTCTTGAATGACTTCACATCGCTTGCATCGACTCCTATTCAAAGAGTCGTAAGCATTACTGTAAACGGTACTCCTCAGGTTTTCATAGAACTTCCGAATCTGAATCCTCCTCCTCATAACTGGGTGGTGGCTAACGTATATCCTTCAACAGCTTTGAGTCTTATTTTCGATGTTCTCAAGCCGAACGTAACTTGGCCGAAGTCCGGGGACGTAATGGTTGTGGTTGTCGAAATACCCGAAGGATCAGCCCCTCCCAATTTGATTCAAAATTCTGCACAAATTGCAGCCCGTGCAGCCATAGAAGGACCTTCAGGAGTTCGTGAAATTGCTCAAGACTTCGGAACTTTCAGCGACGGTGCCGCCGTTCTTCAGGCCGCTCAAGCTTTACTCGACAAGTCTTCTGTTCCGGGGATTGAAGCGAACTGGAATACCATTCGGTTAGGCGCGGAACCCGGACAGCAGATAACTATAAACGCTCCATACCTAGGAGCTTCGAATGTGTTGGCAAAGATCGAGCAAATGTCTTGGCAAATAGATCAAGGTGTTCTGGTTCGCCAAACTTATAGGGCATCCAACACTTTTCTAAATAGAGATTACGTTGCCGCTTGGTACAGAATGCTAAAGCGGCTAAAACGAGATTCCAAAAAAGTTACCGACCTCACCGTGTGGTCCCTGGCTCTTACCAGTCCGGGATTTGCTAACGCAGGTATCGCTGTTGGTACGAGTATCACCAATGGATTCATTGTTCACGTGAAGGCGGCGGCGGTTACCGGCGTGAGGATCACGTTCAAGACCCTGGCCGGAAAACTGAACGGACCTCTCGTGTTCCAGATCCGGCGCAACGGGATCGCGCTGACTCCCTCGGGAATCACAATACCTAAAGACACATTGGCGAATACCGTGTACACGGCGGTCGTGAACTGGACCGGCAACATCAACCCGGTTCTGGTTGACGGGGATTTAATCACGCTAGACTGTATAGCAGTACCAGCCGGACAGGCGGTAACAGACATCACTCTGTCCCTGTCAGCAACGTATTAGAAGCCCTACAGCAAACCGAAAGGCCCTCAGGTATCCCTGAGGGCCTTTTTGCGTCGGCGATTCGTCCTAGGGCATCCTATCTCTCTTTGGAGTCATCATCGACATCCTCAGCGACGAAGTAGAGATGTGAATCGGTGGCAAACATCGCCCACGAGATAGCGCCGAACACGACAGCGCACATAAAGGCTACGAGAGCCTCTTTCGAAGCGGTCACATGGATCTGGGTAACAGAGGGAATCTGAATGATCCAGTAGCCCGAGGTGATCGCGCCGATGATGACGGACACCCAACCCAAGCTGACCTTGAACTTGAGGTTGGATACGTCATAAAGCCAGTCGCAGAACTGATTCGCTTGTTTGTGACCGAAGGTCAATGACGCAGGCCACGTGAGGGCAACGAGTATTCCGGTAAAGATGACGATGATCAGATCTCTTTTAGTCATCTCTTTCCAACGCATACGGCCTTCGGGTTCCTTGAGGAGATTGACGGTCATGCCGATCAATACCGCGAAGATCAAGAAAACGGAGAAAAGGTAG